TCAGGATGATTCTTACACCAAAACTTTAGAAACTCAAGCAACATGTGCTTTTCGTTTTGACATTTTACATAAGTTACGTTTGCCTTTTTAGAAATAAAGTCACCTGTACCCCACGTAATAATCTGTTTGTTGCTGTGATTTTTTATAGTAATACAGATAATCGTTTCTTTTGCAGTATCTGGATCGGGAAAGCCGCCTTCACACTCGGTTTCTATATCAAGTGTGAATATCTTAATATAGTCTTTGTTCCACCTCATCTCGCCTTTGTATTCGTCAGCGATATATTGATAATGGTATCTATTCATACCAAAGATTTTATACTCTGGTATTGTGCTGTACTCACTATAGAAATGTTTTGCTTTTGATATAGAATCAAATCGCTTTTCTTTTAGATTAGTACCGTCTAGTGTTTTGTATTTTGATTCTTCTTTTGTAGGTAGATATAGTTTAGGACTATAATTGATACGACTTAAATAAGATTGACCATTATTGACACCTCTAATAAGAAGTTTACCTTTATATTCTACAACATTTGTATAAAAACTACTCGCCAAATTCATATCCTATTATAACATTAAAAGACAATAAAGTCAATTACGTAATCAGTTTTGATTTAGGTGTAACTATCTGACCTGTATTTTGTTGATAAGCATTTATCATGTTATCATCTGGTGTAGTTTCAGTAATTATATTTGCCTCTTTGATATGTATAACTTCATCCTTTGTGTATGGTATGTATGGATGAAATCCTATTTGCATAGGTTTGCCAGGTTGCCCTTGCATTGGTATCAATACAAAAGGTTTCTTTAATGCCACATGATTTGCTTTATCGCTTTCTTGTGGCGTACCTATAACGTCCTCTCCAGATGAGAGTCTGTACAATCTAATCATAATATACTCCTATTCAGTTTTGTTTTCTTCAGTTGATTGTTTTTTTCCGATATTATATTTTGCTTGCAAATTCCATTCGTTCTTTTCTTTGAAAGCAATAATTTTGATTTGTGATAAAGGTGCTTTGTTTTCAGCAGCCTCTGGTTTTACTATTGATAATAAGTTCCAGTCTTGTAATAAAACTGATATTGTGTTACGTCTTTGAACATCATTCTCAACTAACGTAGCTTTCTTACCATCTAAAGCAAAAAGTTCTTTGAAATGTACTATGTAATATTTACCTTGTTTATGTAGTATGTGGCAACTTTGAAATAATGTCTTATCTTTTCTACTTGCTACACCTATTCGGGACAAAGTCTCCCTTATTTTTAGAAAGTCATCTGGCTGTTTGAGTGTAACCTCTAACATCTGCTCAGGTGACCAATTAAATTCGTCACTCATCTTTTTCTCCCACCCTTATCAAGTTTTTCCTTGATAAGATTCAATTGTTTCTTGTCCAGTATGTCAAGGGCTACCTTTGCTTTTGAATTGCTATAACCATAATATTCTTTTACATACTCTAAATTTTTAGATTTAGTAGTTGTAGTCCACTTACCACCAAACCTTTTTCTCTTACGAATACTATTTAGTAGAAAGTGAAATTGTAAACGCTTGCTGAGGCTGTGATGAAAATTCATCTCATTTGCCATCATTATAGCGTCAACGTGTTGCGATAAACAACGATTAATTACATAGGGTGGGTACTTCTTTTCCCATGTGAGATCATCTCCATCAAGTAGATTAACCTTTGACCAGTTAATTGCATTGAGATAATCAGATAATTTGTATTCTATCATAATATAATTCTGGTGCTGCTTCACGGATTTGAACCGCGGACCTACTGATTACAAATCAGTTGCTCTACCAGCTGAGCTAAAGCAGCTATTTTCGTTTGTTTTTATTGCCTCTCATATAGTGGTCTGCAGGTTCGTAATCCCAACGCATTCCGTGATGACCTCTAATGTCAGCCCAAAACATTCGTGCTCTAACTATAAGTTTTCGCCAAAAAGTTCTTCTTGCCATTTCTCTCCTCATTTAAATTTACATTCTGCCATGATCTGTGTCAGGCACGCAACCATATTTATCTCATGGTCAGCCACAAACGCTGATTTATATTGGTAATCAGCAATTGTTAGAACGGCCACAGGAATAGATTGTGGTTGTAGATGTTTGTATAGTATTTCATAGATACTTGAAAACAAAGATGATGGATCTTTATCAAGGTTTTGAACAACCCATTTTCTCATATCACTAAACTTTTTCTCTTTTAGAAATGAAATCAATTGTTTATTGTTTATTTCTGATAAAGATACAAGTATACCACTATCTATCTTACCTCGTACAGAATAACGTTGTAACTCGTTTATCGTTCTTCTAAAGTCTGGATAGTGTCTTTGTATTAGTTCAGCAAGTACTTTGTTATCATACTCTATATTTTCTGCCTTTAATAGTTCGCCTAGACGTTTCATAAACGCACTAGCAGTTTTTACTTTCTGACCATTAGTAATACGAAAATCAATAACGGTACAACGACTATGTAATGCAGGTATAATTTTGTTTCTGAAATTACAAGTAAATATAAATCTACAATTTTTGTAAAACGTTTCAATGAAATTACGTAACGCAGGTTGAACACTATCAGCGTTCATGTAATCTGCCTCATCTATAATAACGACTTTATGTGTATTAGACTCGTCTAGCGATACGGTAGACGCAAAGTTTTTGATTGTAGTACGTAAGGTATCAATATGTCTACCTTCATCTGAACCATTGATGATTATGTAATCAGCACCTAGTTCTTCACACAAGGCACGAGCAACCGTTGTCTTGCCCGTACCTGCTGTGCCTGAAAGGAGAAGATTTGGTATTTCTTTTTGTGAAAGAAACTTTGTAAAAGTATTTTTTAAATCTTCAGTTAAGATACATTCTGATATTTTTCGTGGACGGTATTTTTCAACCCATAGAAAATCTGACATATAACCTCACTTAAAATGATGAGTCAGCTTCTAAAGCAATCCAGTATTGTACGTGTACCTTCTTGTTTTTGAAATGAGCAATCTTTGCCTTTGATAATGCAACATCATATTCGCCAGGAATAATTTTCATATTCTCAGCCTTGATATATGCAGTAAACTCTATATCAGTTTCGCCAACTACTATAGATGATTCGTTAGAGTTGCTATTCTTTTTATCCAATGCAACAAGTTTGATCTTGCCACCTTCGCCTTTAAATGCAATATCAGGTAGACTCAAGTTAGTATATAACTTTTTAACAGATTCAAAAGCGTCATTCGTTAATGTAAACGATACGGTCTTGTCTGGCATTGTAATTGATTTAGATGGATATCTCAACGTTGATTTGTCAGCAAAAGCATATCTCGCTGATAAACTAGATTTCTCATCTTGTATTTTTAGGTTTGAAGAACCATTAAAATTCAATACAGGTTTTGTAAAAGAATCTAATGCTCTTAAAAACTCTGGTAAATCATATACACCAAATTCAGTTTCAAACTCATCTTCAACATCGGCTTCTGCCATGATGTTTTTCATAGTTGAAACCGTAGATAGTTTCTTACCAGGTTTAAATAGTATATTAGCATTTATATCACTAAAATTTCTTAATATACTAATAGTATTATCACTTATTTTCATTTCATCTCCTTATCATAATTTAATAATAGTATAACATAGTGTACCGCTTTCAACAGGTCGGCACGGTTGTGTCCATTCTTTTTGCCATATCTACACAAATATTTAATTGCATTTGCATGGCAGAAATCTTTTCCGATTTTAAGTGTCTTTAATAAATCTAAAACTTGAAAACCTTTTTGGTCACTTGAATAATGTTGACCATAAGTTGATTTAATATAATCACCAATCTCTTTTAAGATTTTATCTTCATTGTATTTCATAATATAATTGTAACATTAATTTGTAGATTTGTCAACCTTTGTCTGTAAATATTTTAGTACGTTTTCTGGAGAAGACTCACCATATGGGTCTTCTATAACGTTATCATCTTTACCAGGTTCAATAAACATCTCCTCAATAACAGAATTGTTTACAATCATAGCATATCTCCATGATCTCATACCGAAACATCTATCTCGTTTTTCAACAAGCATATCCATTGCGTCTGTAAATTCACCATTGCCATCAGGTATAACTTTAACATTTTCTAGTTTTTGATTTTGTGCCCAGGCATTCATAACGAAAGAATCATTTACTGATAAACAATAAACTTCATCTATGTTATGTTCTTTAAATACATTATGTAATTTTTCAAACCCAGGTAATTGTTGTAGTGAACACGTAGGAGTAAATGCACCAGGTAATGAAAACAATATAACTCTTTTATTTCTGAAATAATCATCAGAAATTTTATCTTGCCATTCTCCTAGTTCTCTTACTCTAAATTTTATTTGTGGTACTTTATCACCTTTTTTCATATTATATTTCTCCTATTTAATAATCTAATTATACACGAATCACGTCAATTTGTCAATAGCCTATATACCTTGTAAACGAGAATCTTTTGATGTGATATTTTTAGTTGCTTTTGGTCTAGCAACAGAATTTTTTGATCTTTGTCTTAAAACAGCAGAAGCAGATTTTTTTGATCTTAATTCTTTAACTGCCTTTATTAGATCCCACTTAAAATTCATACACCCTCCTTTTTGAGTTAGGTGCGTTCCTTCAGCATTGTGCTTACTTCCGACTCATTAGAGTTGAACGATATTAAGTATTTATAAGGGCGCCGAAGCGCCCCTATCATATTATTTGATTGAGATAGTTCTAGGTTTTTTATGTTCTGGAACAATTCTCTCTAAAGACACCTTTAATAGACCGTCTTTTAGTTCAGCGCCTTTAACTTCAACGTCTTCAGCGATTGTAAAAGACTTCTTAAAGTATCTTTTAGCGATACCTTTATGTAAGATTTCGCCTTCAGAGTCTACTTTAGTTTCTTTCTTCTCATCTTTTTTAGACTCGATAGATAGAACACCGTCCTCAAGGTTTACGTTTATGTCTTTTTTATTATAACCAGCAAGTGCGATTTCAATATCGTACTTGTTCTTATCCTGTTTTACTATATTGTAATGTGGATAAGCCGATGTTTGGATATGATCTAATTGATGGTCAAACATTGATTCAAAATGTCTGAACGTGTCATCAAATCCTACGGTTAGTGGTCTTAATTGATTGAAAATAGATAGTGCTTTATTGGTCATTGTAACCTCCTTTTGTTAAGCAAAGTTATTTTCTGACAACCCTATTAGGCGTTGTCTATTATTATATAATAATTATTTATATAATTTCAAGCGTCAGTTTCCTTTTTTCACGGAGTTAAACTGACAAAGATCACCGATTTTGTGGGCAGTTTTAACTAGTCTTATTGACCATTAGAGTACTGCCCTAACTCATCTATACCCCTACTAGGTCTTACGAATTGCCTTGTAGTAATAATATATATAATATCAACAGACGGCATAGAATATCTAAATTTTCTTTACTTTTACACCTTTTACGTACTTGTAACCTAACATCTCATCATTTGCTTTTTGAGCTTTTCTGATTACTTTAGCACGTTCTTTTGCTTTCTCACGTTTGATTTCAGATGGTTTTGAAAAGTATCTTTTATTTCTTATATCTTTAATGATACCTGCCTTTTGTACTTTCTTTTTAAGTACTCTCATGGCTTTCTCTAAATTACCACCTCTTACTTCAACGGTTATTGACATCTACTATTTACCTCCCATCTCATTTTTTGGTTGTTTTTCCCATACAGGTGGTTTATCACCACCCACGTCATAGTCGTGGTATGTATTGGGTTTATAAGTTTTATAATCAGGTGCAGGTGCATGGCCTGTTACACCTTTCTCAATATCTTCTTTTGTATAAGCAGGTTTCTTACTCTTATCTAAACTACCTAGAACAGCAGCAGAACCAGGTTTTAATTTCTGTATTTTGCCACCTTTTTCTAAAAATTTTTTCATCATATCATCACGCTCTTTTTGTGACATCTTTGGTTTCTTATCTTCTAAATCATATATTGCCATTTTTTTCCTCATCTATTAAGTGTGGCATTTCAACCCATGTCAATTCAACACCTTCATGTTTAGCAAGTTTTGCCCATGTAGGGAAGTAATGTTTCCATTTAGTATGATAATCGTTATACTTAATCATATTAGGATGATATAATATAATAACTATTTTTTCTAATCTTATTTTGCCATTATATATTTCATGTAATGCTTTTGTCATAGGGTCACCGATAGAGGCCTTACCAGTAGATATAATCTTAACAAGTGTGTTAGGACCTTCATACTCTTTTGCCTTATCTTTTAAAATTTTATTTTGAGCGTCTGTAGAATAATCAATAAAATTTTGTGGTCTATTTTTTTGTTCTTCCCATTTTGCATATTCAGTACCAACTCTTTGTTTAATTCTAGCCTTTTGTTTAGGTGACCAG